TACAATAATGTTTCGTAATGTATCATATAATTCAGTATGTCGAGTTTGAATATTTTTATACATGTAAATCAATGATTCATTCAAATCATATGCATATATACTACCATGTATTTTTATGATTCCGTCATTTACATAGGACAATAGAGCGAGTAAAACACTGCCTCCACCGAGGAAGGGTTCGTGATAATTATTTATTTCAATGGGAAATCCCCCCATAAGTGTGTCGATTATTTGTGTTTTTCCACCAACCCACTTTATGATTGGTTTTATAATCGGTATTTTTTTGGTAAGGTCAACCTGACTCATTTTATATAAATGTTACTACAACGGAACATTTATATCAATTTTCCATAATTACACGGTGTAACATGTATTTGGTTTACATCATTGAATGTTATTATAATATTATAAAAATTATAATATTAAATTTTTTTAGTAATTGATAAAACCATTATTAACAGCATAATGCAGTTAACTTAATTGCTGTAAGCAACACCAGCCATGCCGGACATGACACGGAGAACGTTGTAGTTGACAGCGTAGACACGGACCTTGGCGGTGTTGACACCAGAGACTGTTCCGGAGGAAAGAACCAACTGCATGACGGCATTGTCGATTCTGGAGAAGTTGCAGCTACCAGAAGGTTGGTGCTCCTCGGGTCTTAGTGCAAAAGAGTACACGTTGATACCGGCATCAGGGGCACGTGTGTGGTGTTGGAAAGGTTGGACGGTATCGAAGTAGGAACCCTCACGCTCAGAGAAGCGGTCTTGGCCGTTAAGTTGGAGCTTAGCGGTGACAACAGGGTTCTCACCCCAGCAATGCATGTCAAGGGCAGACTCAGCTAATACGAATGTACCGGCATCAGAGAGAACAGAACCTCCAGGTGTATTAGCACTGTTAAGTTGATTTCCTTCAGTATCATCAGCATTGACATCAGCAGCACCATCCATCTGGAAAAGACCAGATGCGTTGATGAAAGCATTAGCACCACTGACAGAGGTCTCACCACCGAAGGCGTGGACAGCGTTAGGAAGAGCATCAATAGCATCAGTGTAGTTGAAAGGTTGGGCACCAAGGGTCTTGAAAAGAAGACTATCAGCCTCGAGAGAAGCACAGTAGTCAACGTTGGCATCAGGTTGGACAACCCAGACAAGCTCCTTACAGGGGTGGTTGAAGTTGAGCTTGATCTTGTTGGAAGAAGAACCAACAGACTCGTCACCAGTGAATTGAAGTTGCTCAATTAAGTACTCGTGAGGGTTCTGGGCCATCTTGCGTCTCTCGTCGGTATCAAGGAAGATATAGTCGACGTAAAGAGAAGCAGCAACAAGGGATTGTTGGTAAGCCTGGGACACAGACTTGGCACCAGTGGCTAATCCATCAACAGCCCATAGGCACTCACCAATGGGACGGAAGTCAATGTTAATCTTAACCTCGTGGTATTGAAGGGCAATCAAAGGAAGGGCGAGTCCAGGGTTGCGGCAAAACCAGAAAAGAAGAGGCACGTAAAGTGTGGTCTCAGGAAGGGCGTTACGGGGGGCACACACCTGGGCGGGTCCACCTGCGGCACAGGGTCCAGACACCTCAGCAAAGTTAGGGTCAGTGATGTAAGAAAGTTGAGTGGTGTTACCAATCATCTTGTAGTAACCAGCTTGTTGCTCCTTGGAAAGGGTAAGTTGGTTCCAGATGTGCATCCAGTCACCGTATTGACGGTCAATGCGTTGACCACCAATCTCGACCTCGACTTGGGCAACGAGTTGCTCACCGATGAAGTCTAACCAACGGGCATAGACACCCTTATCAGCAGTAGGGTTCATGCCTTGGTTAATCTCGGGAAGAGTAACCTGAAGGTATGTACGGTAAGCAAGGTCACCGTTGCGGCTGATTGTGCATGTCACACGACGACCGAAATCGGCCTGGCCAGAGAAAGTCTGCTCAATAGACTCCATGGCGAAGTTGGTATGGCGTCTGTAGGACACCTTCCAGAAAGTAATCTCGGGAGTTCCTGTAAGGAACACGTCTTGTGCGCCATAGGCGACGAGTTGCATTAAACCACCAGCCATATTTTATGGATTATATTGTATCCAAAGAAAATAATCTGGAGAAAAACAATTAATTAAAATAATACATTCATGTTTTTGGTAAATGTCCTAAATAAATGACTCGCTATTATAACAACATTATTGTTGTAAAAATACATAATAGTATGGAAGTTTCACTTTATCTGCTGCTATTATGCTAATATTAGTGATATTACTAATATTAGAACTGTAATTAAAAATTTACACAATTGAATCATATCATTGGCGATGCATATCGAGAACAAAATCGGTAGACAAATTGGAGGCTACAAATGTTTCTAAATAATTCTCCTGGAATATTTCTTGTTTATTCTCGTGTTTTTTTGAAAAAATGTATGATTCCTGTGATTTCTTTACTGTCCAACCCTGTTCCAATGCATTGGTGATAAATAACATTTTTTGAAAAGCCGGTTTAGACAAATGTACACTATCTGGAATATCTATTATTTTAGGAGATGACATATCTTCTTACCTGTATATATTTGTCAGTATATTCACTTTTTACAGGAAGTACGAGTTTTTTGTATATATATTATATATTATGACTGTTACATATTCGTCTGGTGTATATATAGTTGGTACATCCGCCAAAAATGCTATGTTAAAGGTGTACAGTGGATTCACTAATCATATGTTACCCAAAAAGATACCGATTCTAGAATTAGCCTCTATTGTTGCTGGGATGCAAAAAAAATGCTTTGACGATAACGATATCGAGAAGAATACCGAACGATTGTGTGATATGTTCTCGCCTGGTGGTGGAGAAAAAACCGTCGCAGTAGTGATATCTTTAGGGTTTTTAGATGGGGCTACTTCTATTCGGGATTTTGTTGATGGTGGAGTTGCCACTATACAAATGAGCAATCAAGGCTTTTTCAAAATTCAACAGCCCTGGATCAATGAAGTTTGTAGAGCTAAAAATTACAGTGATGCGGAACAACTGTTAAAACCGGTTGAAACTGTTATGCATCTTATTGATAAACATATCTTAACATTTCTTACATCCAAACGTAAAGGTATCAATGGTGTTTATTTGTATGTTGAAAAAAAACCAAAACTAGGTAACGCTTCTGGATTATTAAAATATTACCATGATAAATATGGTTACGATGAATTAACTGAATTTGCCGATGATGAATATCATTATATGGGCAAATTATACAAACCCAAAAGTGCTAGTCCTACTCGGTCGAAGAGTGCTAGTTCTAGTCAAAAAAAAAGTACTAATTCTAGTCGGTCGAAGAGCTCTGGTTCTACTCGAAAAAAAAGTGCTTAATTATTTAGGAAATAATCATATGTCTCCTTTTAGATAAGACACCGTTTTTGTATATATCTATATATATACACATATAGATATGGGAAAGGACGGTACAAATGACAATACTAGGACTGGGGTCAAGCGAGTAGTAAAACAACCAACTAAACTCACTTATCCAGTACCACAGAAGGTTAAAAAGAAAAAAGAAAAGAAAATAGGGAAAAAACACGTATTAATAAATGTTCGACTTGTGACGGCAGCTATGATAAAATCACAATCGATGGTAAAAGTTTGCAAACATATGACAAATGTACGTGAAGTTACTGTTGTAAAAGGAGTACCTGAGATTGAGTGTGCAATTACTAAAAAAAATGCAATTGCTGCAGCAGAAAACCTACAAATCGTAGACAACGGTTCAGACATTAGAGATTATACTATTAAAAAAGACCGTCAAAATATAAATCTAAATTACGGCACAGCACCTTACTCCCCCCCCCGGTTTAAAGATGTTAGAAGTGTCGCTGAATTTCCTTACTTTTCAAATTCTGCAAATTGGCCGAAACAAATACATGTGGTTGTTAATAAAAAAACAAAACAGAAAAAAATGACTACATCGTCGTTCAAGCCTGACTTCATGGGTGAATGTGGAAGATGTTGGATATGTAGTGAAATGGTTTATTTTTATCAAAGAGTAACAAATGGGGTAGCAGAATATACTGGTTGTGGTGATTGTGAACATCCAGGAGCAATCGTTGGAGGTGTTGTATCAGATACATTAATTGGACAGAACCCAGATAACCCTTATGCGAATTTTGTTTCGCATTCTCATTGTAATAAAAAAAAATCGCAACTAATACCTATGAAATTTTCAGTTAAAAGAGGATGGGAGTTTGACCCAGTAGTTGCAAGAAAAATAGCAAACTTAGTTAAAGCCGGTCCCATACATGCTAGTGAATATTGTCCATTTTTTATACGAAAACATGAAGGCGGGAATCTAAAGTCAGTGGACATAATGGTAGCCTATATGAAGCAACATGTGGAGAAATTGTGGATGATAACCGCAAATGCAAGAATACAACAGCATCTCGGCAATGCTCCAGCGATGCAGGCAGCTTTAACTTCGATTATTATAGCTGCAGTAGACAACCAATATTTAACGGGAATGGTAGGTGGAGGAATGGTAGGTGGCGGTGATCCTGAGATTGAAGCGCATGCCAATGCCCAAATGAAAAGTTTTATCGAAGAAATTATTGAATTATCAGGTAACGACAAAGAACTAGCAAAAGAAAATATTCTTGACAGTTTATTCAAATTGTTTAAACGTCTAGATGATATCATAGAAGCTGATGATGATGAGGGAGCGACAATGGAGGAGGAAGTTGCAATGGATGATGGTGATGATGGTGATGATGGTGACTGGGAGAGGGTAGAGGAAGAGGTAGAGGAAGAGGTAGAGGAAGAGGTAGTTGCAATGGATGAGGAGGATGAAGATGAGGAGGAGGAATCTGCAGTTGATAATAAATTAACCGAGGATGAAAAACAAAAAATTTTAGAAAGAGTTAATATTGTATTAAAAGACGTTAACAATGGATTAGATGCAGATATAAAAAGAGATCTTGATGAAATACCTATGGAATCTTATGGATTAGCACCTGAATATGAACAGATTATTAGTGAATATGAACCAAAAACAGGAGCCGAACAACATGTATTTCAAAATATGGAGGATGCCACCAAAATGCCGAACATAGTAGAAGGAGCCGAAGACCCACAACATGTACCTCAAAATATGGAGAGTGCAATGCATGTTAACACCAAAATGCCGAACATAGTAGAAGGAGCCGAAGAACATGTATTTCAAAATATGAGGGGTTTTGACACCAAACCGCCATACGTAGTAGAAGGAGCCAAACAACATGTATTTCAAATGGAGGGTGCCACCAAAATGCCGAACATAGTAGAAGGAGCCAAACTTCGTAACCCTCGAAAGAGGGGACAAGACCCGTACGATGAAGAATATGTACTACCCCCTTCCAAAAAACTTGGTTTAAACGGAATGATGAATTCCAGACTAAATGTAATAGAATTCGGTGGTAGAAAATCCAAATCAAGGAAACAAAAACAGAAGAAACAATCCAAACGTATTTCTCATAGGAACAAGAACAAAGCAGTGACACCCAAAAACAGAAAAAACAAAAAAACAGGAACGCGCAAAAAGAGAAAAACCAGGAAATCCAAAAAATAATCCTATTCAAAAAAAGCAACATAAAAACACATAGATAACTACTATAAACTAGTTCTCTATGAATTCGAATCAAAAGAAGGGTCATCCACAAAAGACGCCCGGCTTGCATACAATTGATATCAAGCATACTGAATTATTAGATACATTTCATAATACAGAGACAGTAGTTATCCCCGAACTCATTCGAGAAAAAGAGAACCTCAAAGAACAAATCAAACAATTATCATCGAATCAATATGATGAATATATGGAAATGCGAGACAGAATAAAGGCGATACAACAGGAAGTAAAAAGATTAACCCGCCAAAAAAAGGAATATTTACTGGACAATTCAAAACATATTTTCGATTATTTTGAACAAAAGAAACAAATATCCGAAGATTCAAATACAATCAATCAAAATTCTAATGTTCTCAATTCTTTCTTTAAAATAAAGGAAATCGACCAGGAATCGGCAGATATCAATCATGATAAATATGCAAAATCTAAGCAGTCATATCAACATTATTGGCGAAATGTTACGAATGAAATCGCCAATATCCAGGATTTTGTAGTGTCGACAGATGTATGTGAAACATGTGGAAAGGGTGAACTCATTCCTCAGGACGAAGAAGGTATCATGATTTGTAATAATACTGCATGTGGTAAATTTGTCACCTATATAGTAGACAGTTCCAAACCTACGAACAAAGAACCGCCGAACGAAGTATCTTATACCGCCTATATTCGTCTTAATCATTTCAAAGAAATTCTCTCCCAATTTCAGGCGAAAGAGACGACACAAATTCCGGAAGAAGTCATTGATGCAATCAAAGCTCGAATCAAGAAAGAACGAATTACCGACATGTCGCTCATTAATTATGATAAAATGCGAGAAATGTTGCGAAAACTAGGATTCAACAAATATTTTGAACATATTCAATATATTAATTCATTATTTGGTATAAAACCGCCTATTATGAACGAAGAATTGCACGAAACATTGTGTGTTCTCTTTATAGAAATACAAAAGCCATGGGCAGTGCATTGTCCACCGAGTAGGACGAATTTCTTTAATTATACATACACACTCCACCAATTATGTGTACTGTTAGACCAAACCCAATATTTGCCCTATATTCCAATGATGAAAGATAGAGAAAAACAATTAGAACAGGATATGATATGGAAAAAAGTATGCAATGATTTGGACTGGGAATATTTTCCTACAGTATAATGCGCAAAAACATATGTATTTCCAACCATTATATTCTCAATATCGCGAATGTTCTCTTCATCTCTCAATTAGTTTCATTTACACATATGAATATTCAAATTCAAATTCACAACTAAAACAACATTTGATGTGTAGTCTAAAATACACATCAAGATAGAATTTCAAAAAGTTGCACATACAAA